AGGATCGTCTGCAACAAACGCTACAGTACCGTTGGTGCTATCAACCGTTTGGGTAATCGTAGCCGGGTAGTATTGCCCGAACACACGCTGACCAGACGAATTGATGTAGCTACAACCCATGAAAATACCAACAACTGCCGTACCGGTAGCGGTAGCGGTAGCACTGTTGATACACCCATTGGCGGACATGACCACAACATCCCCGAAGAAGATATTGGTAGCATGCCCAGATGCGATAGCCATCTGCCGGGTTGAACCAGCAAAAACCTGACCCCCCAGTAGATTTACGGGACGAAACCCGTAAGTGGCTGAAACAGTAGGATAAGCCATATAAAACTCCTAAAAAGTTAAGTTATTTAGCCCCACGCCCAAAGGTAGTCGAAGACTTGCGCTCTGCAAACAGAGGCATCCTTGGGTCGTTGGTCTTCATAAAACTGTTATCGACGGCAGTAATCTGATTGTCGTTTGCTTTTCTGTAGTGGGCTGCGCGTTGATCCATAAACTCCTGTGGAATCTTGCACAACAGCAAACCGCCAATCTCAATGTTGCCTTTAAACCGAGTGTTCTGGTCGGGCTGAGTCTGTATCTCCGGATGATCTTCAGCCTTGCATGGAACCCAGCCTTCACGAAATTTTGCAGACGTATTCGTTGGGTCAAATACCCCCATGATTGACGTCCGTACCCACCTAAACGCCCATCCCGGTTGGGGGGCAGGTGTAGGCAGTAATTGGGCGGGTGCCCAACTTGTAGCGCGATGCGTAGTTTCACGAGTTTCTAACTCACGAGCCAGACGATTTTCAGCCATTATAGTTCTCCAATTTAATCATTTCTTTCGCATACGCTTCGTTGGTGAGACCAAGTCTCTTTGCTATCGCAACTTGCGATGCGGAAAGCCTAACTTGTTTTGGCGCGGTAGACCGCGTTGCTGGAGCAACTACATTTGCTGCTTTGCGAGGCGTGGGTTTTTCCACGTCCTTCGTTTGAGTAAGCTCTTCCTCAAAGTTCTCTGGGAACCGCTTCCTCATTGTTTCGTCAACTCGCTGGTAGTAACCGTCACTACTAGGATCAACACCAGCACGGACTAACTTCTCATGCAGACCCAACGCGAGGGCAGTCATCTCCTCATCCGCGCCAAACCAAGTATTCTTATCCCTCCAACTTTCGGCTTTAGGATCAGTAGCTTGCTGGCGCGTTTGTGCCTGTTCTATTTTGTGTTCTACACGGGTTTCTGTTTCTTGTAAAGCGGGTTTATACCGTTGATAGTCTTTAAGTTTCAACTTAGCGTCGGTCAACTCCTCTTGGGCGTCCGCAATCATATCCGCGTCCCCTGCCTCATACGCCTTCTTCATCCGTTCTTTAGCGGCAGTTATTTCGGAGTTAGCGGACTTAGTAACCTCCTCAACAAACAGCTTTTCTCCCGCGCCAAGCCGTTGTTTTAGCTGTTTATTTTCTTCGTAGGTAGACTGAGCAAAGCGCAAGGCTTCGTCTTTTTCCCGTGAAGCAGTCTCTTTGGCACGGCGTTCGTCATGCCATACTTTCTTCATCTGCCCAAGGCGTTTCTTTACCTTGTCGGAGTACTCTTCAAGGTCATCTTTTTCGAGTTCCTCAACAAGTGCTGCCGGTAAAGGTTCCCTATTCCTATCCTGTGGGGGAGTGTCGTCTACAATTTCAACCTTAACGTCAGGCTCTGCGTCGGACGTAACTTCTATTTCATCTGGAAACTTATATTCTGCTTCAGCCATATAGCCTCCTATGCGTGAGAAAACCCACGGGGGTCAGAAACAACACCTTCGACGGTATCGTCGTTAATCAAGCGGAATTCCCGGTCGTGTATGCGAACACGGGTGCCAGCATAGGGGCGGGTAAGAACGAAATCCCCTTTCTTGCACCAAGGCCCAGTTGGAAACTTCTCTTTATCTGCGTAAGCCATATCGCCTAGCTCTACGACAAACAACACATGAGTAGTTAGTTCCTCCCTCGCTGTAGTTGCATCCGCTTTGATAATCCCGCCTTCGTACTTGGCTTCAATGTGCGGAACCATACAAAGGATGCGCCACCCCTTTGGTTCTGGGAGTTGCTTGGCTTTTTGCTCCGCGTCTAGTTGAGTTTCCTGTACGTCCACGTTACTCATCGTTGTCTTGCTCCAAACGTTTTGCAAGGTCTGCTATGGTTTCCTTTGCGAAGTCCAGACCCTGAATTACTCCGCAAAGTTTGTGGTACTCACTAAAGTCGGCTAGTTTCCCCCGACCTATAAACTGTTCTAGTTCCGTGCGCCGCTCATCGAGTTTGGAGACGATGTGCTCAAGCGTTTGTCCGTCTATCATTGCGGCTTATTCCCCGGTTGTCTCTGGTTGGTTAGCTGTGACTTGTGCTTGGCGATATCAATGCCCAGCCGTACACCTTCAGCCTCTTGATCGGCTTCGTTCTTTTCTTTGTCTCTTTTGATTTCTATACCAAGTCTCGTTCCAGCAAGCTCCTGATCGCCTTTCATTTTGTCTTCTCTCAAGCGGATGTCGTCGGCCTTAGCTGCTGCGTCCATCTTGTCTTTCATAGACTTGCGCTCTACTTCTTGCTTCTTGATTTGCAGCTCTTGCTGTTGCATCTGGATGAGCGGGTCTTGCTGCTGCTCTTGAGCTTTCTTAGCCTGTGCTTCTGCTACGTCTTTTTGGAGCAATTTAGCTGCGGCTTGGGCGGCAAGTTGTGAAAGTTGAACCTCAATCTCGGGCGGCAACGTGCGATCTTCTGCATCCGCGCCGTCTTCTTTCATTGGTGGAAGCGCAGCGCCAAGCTGTTTCTCTATGTCCCTGCGGTACTGGAACGCCACATGCTCCATGACATGTGCCTGTGCTGATGCCATAAGTGCTTGTGCGCCCGGATTCTGCCCCATGATTGCTGCCAGCTTGGGGTCTCTTATAGCCGCCATGTGTACGGCCAGATGCGCCTCATGATCCTGATAGAGAAAAGCTTTGACGGGTTTGCCGTTCATAATCGCCATGTTCTCAGACACAGGATCAACAGGCTTCATGTCGTCTACGAGGGGGACAATCTTGGCAGCGTTCTTCACCCCCAGCGTTTCAATCATCTGACGATGGAGGTATGGGAGGTCGTAGATTTGTGGAGCACCCGCCGAAAGCTGCAACACCGCTTGGAACTGCACGACCCTCTGCGACATGGTGGAGGCGTTAGGGTCTGACACCGGGATAACGTCTACTAAGTCGTAGTCGGCTTTCTTGGCTTTTTTACTTCCAACTTCAGGCTGGTAGCTGTACTCATCAGGGGTGTTGTCCCGAATAATCCCGGCTAACAACTTAAACTCCTGCTTCATCGTGTAGTGAATCCGCGCTTGGACTGCACTCATCACCTTCAATACCCGCTCCAGAATCGCCAACGTAGTCCCAACCGGGGACTGTGCCGACATATCTGACACCTTCAAATCTGCAACAGCCGCAAACCTACGTCCATCCTCAACAATCTTGTCCATCAGCAGGGATAGCGTCTGGCTTGGCTCTTTGTACGGAAGTGGTAAGATATTGTCACGGATCGCTCCGGAAGGCAGGTCTACGTCCCGAAACTCCCCCGGTGCAATAGGCGTGTCATCACCCTTGATACGCAAGCCCCTAGCTTTCAGACCTCCGGGCAAGTTCGACAACGTTCCCGCATCAACAAGCTGACGCAAGAGAGAAGTGGCCGCATGAGCATGCCCACCAATCAAGTGAATCAGGCCGAAGTAATAGAACCCAAAGCCGGGGATGTATCCATAGTGTACGAAGTGCTGCCGCCGTGCTTTTAGCTCATCCTCTTCCAACCAGTTGCGGCGAATAGCCAGTATCGTCTGCGTGCCTTTCTCTATGGTAACAATGTACGGCAGCGCAATGCCTGTTGGCTCGTCATCGTCATCAACGTCCTCGTATCCTTCAAGGTCAAGGTTGACGTGCATCTCAAGCAGTTGGTAGCGGTTATCTACTGATGCGGAAAAACCTTGCTCCCGTGCCTTCTCCTTCTCCACCTCATCCATTACCGTCAGGGGTTCGCCAAGGTCTTCATCACGGTAGAACCCTGCAACCTGCAACCGGCGTAGTTCGTTCTTGGTCTTACGCATCCTGTGCGTGACGCGCTCGGCTGACTCAAGGTTCATCGCACCATAAGGAACCACCATGTCCTCTGACGGAATAAACACAGCCGTCTGACGCTCAAGCGCGGGGTCAAAGTAAATCTTCTTGAAGGCGTTGCCCGACAGACACAGGGAGATCAAAAGCCGTTCATGCTCTGGCCTGTACTCCTTCATCACCTCAGTCAACTCGTAGTTCATGTCCTCCTTTACACGGGCCGCTGCGTCTTTTTTCTCCGGAGTCTCTCTACCTATAATGTTGGTGCGTACCGGCCCCGATGCGGGGAATGTCTCCATGATAGTTTCAGACTGGAACTTGACCGCAGACTCCATCAAGAGCGGGTGGAACACACCACAAGCACCGGGCCACGGCTCCGTACGCGCCTCATACTTCAAGCCCAGTAGCTTCAAACCCTTGACGTAGATATCCAACCAATCTTTGCGCGCCCCCAAGTCTGTGTCGTAGTCCCCAAGTAACTCCCCCGCAAGGGTAGCCAACTCCTGAGAAGACATATCCTCGGCAATGTTCTTGCCAAACTCGTCATCATCTTCCCCCGGCTCAATCTCAATCTCCGTCCCATCAGCTTTTATACGCACAGCCTCCGGGTCTTCAATTTCAATCTCAATATCAGGTTCTTGCGAAGTAAGGGCTTCCAACCCTTGCGGGGCTTGGTATAAACTTTTATCCGTATTCGTTGCCATAGTATGTCCTTAGTAATACGCCATCTGTCGATGGGACTTGAATTTCTTAGGGGGTTCAGGTTCGTCCAAGTTAGTTTGAAGGAACCCACCTTTTCTAAACCGCATCAACGCAAGAGTTAGCGAGTCAACATAGTCGTCGTGCTCACCCGCTGGGAATGAGGCCACTTCATCCGCAACCTCCTCTGCCCACCGCATCTGGGGCATCCATATCTTGCCTGACGCGAATAAGTCAGACACGGAGTTTAGGCGAGTTATCTTATCATTCCCCTTGCTAGGGGTGAACTCTTGCACGGGTATGCCCATCGCCCGTAGCTCGTATATCAGCGGTGCCCCCGATGCTTTCTTCTCCACGATAAAACTATGTGGGTTCCACTCGTTATAGTGCTCTTGGGCTACTTTCTTTAGCTCTGGGAACTCCATCCTGTCCCGGAAGGCATCAAGCAATATGACGTTAGGCCCACCTTTACCGTCGTTGTCGGCATCGTTATGGAACACCCCCCATGTAGTACAGGCGCTATAGTCCGCACGATTGTTCTTTTCAAACGCCGTATCCCACGTCTGAATAATGAAGTCACACTTGGGTGGATACTCGTCCTCCCACAGCCTCCACCATTCTTTTTTAACTATAGCCCCCTCGCGGGAGGTAGGAGACTGTTGATACTGAGCGTTCCATTTATGGACTGGAAGCTCCTGTTTTAGGGCAAAAAGCTCATCAACTGACCAAAACTCAGGCCATAGAGGAATATTCTCGTCTTCACCCATCAATGCAGGGAACTCAATAACCTCCCAGTCGTCCCCGCCGCGCTGCGCACTGGACTTAAGCACCTGCCCGGTCAAGTCCCGCTGGCTCCAACGAGTCATCACTACAATAATAGAACCGTTTGGCTGAAGCCGTTGCCGTGGGCCGGAGGTGTACCACTCATAGACCTTGTCGTAGATATCTGGGCTAGTCTCAGCCAGCGCAGCCTCTTGTTCCGAGTGGGGATCATCAATAATGAGCAGGTCAGCGCCCTTGCCGGTAACCGCACCGCCAACACCAATAGCAAAGTAGTCGCCGTGGCTGTTTGTATTCCATCTACCGGCAGCTTTTGAGTCCGATTGGAGAGATACGTTGGGGAATATCTCAGAATAAAGCTCAGAATCGACTAAATTTCGCACTTTCCGGCCAAAACCGACCGCTAATTCAGCAGTATGGGACGCTTGGATGACTTTTTTAGATGGGAAACGCCCTAAAAACCATGCTGGGAGCAGCCAAGAAGCAAATTCAGACTTAGTATGGCGGGGTGGCATGTTAATAATGAGCCTCTTGCACTCCCCATTAGCCACTCGCTCGAACGCAGCAGCCATTTTTGCATGATGCCGACCAGCTATAAATATGGGCCATACCATACGCACAAAGTCTAGGAACTTAACTCTGCATTTTTCTACGCTTTGTAGCCGTTCAAAGACCTCCAACTGCCGCAATATCACTCGTTGGTCAGCTTCGCTCAGTTTATGAACGTTCTGGTATAGGTCTTGTAGCTCTTGGGTAGACCCGATCATTCAGGCTCTACGTCCGCACTTTGTGCGCTCCCAAACGACAGCACTTCATCTACCGCAATCTCTAGCTCTGTCTCAACTTCTGTCTCAACCTCGTCTTCTGGTTCCTCAATTGGAGTCACATCTATAACGTCAGAATTTAGCAGCCGTTGTATTTTGCCGCGTATTGCCTCAGCTAACTCATCAGACGTCTTGTGGGTAACCGTTATCTCTGTGCGCTCTGAGAACAAACCAACCTCTGGAATTTTGCCAAGCAGTTCCAAGGCTTTTAGTTCGTGTTTTATGTCACCACAATTAGATACTTCTACAAGGCGATGCGTCACGTAGGTGCGCAATTGGGTGGCGTCTTTAACCACCTCACCATCGTAGTTAGTAAGCAGGTTGGCTAACCGTGCAGTTGTTTGCCCCCCGAAATGGTCAGCAAATGTCTTGTACTTCTGCCCCGGCGGTTTGACTATGCCAAGGTCGTCAACCATTGCCTCTATCGCCGATTGAGGGGCACGGGGAGCATGTGGGGTTTCAAACATAGGAGGGAAACGTTGCTCCAGAATAAACGATGTAAATCAAATGCGTTTCTGTGCAGATTGTATATTATTTTTTTGCAATGCGTTTATTTTATGACGTGGGGGGGTCTCTATATGGAGGGGGGTGGGGTAGAAGCGAACACAAAATAGTATAAGGTACGTCTACCTGCGAACTTTAAGGCACTCTTCCCTACTAACTTTAAAACAACTCTACGACAGAGCACAACACAGTGATTGAAGGCGCGAGACTCCGAATGCTGGCTTGGGGGGATGGGGGCCGGTGGGGGCGCTTTTCCGGTGTTTTCACCTACCTGTTGCCATGGGAATCAGATTGTGGTACACTGTATGTGTCGGTTCGATAACGACATAACTCTTAAGGAATCTAAGATGAACGTCAAACAAGTTACAGCAAAGCAAGGCTTCGAGTTAGCAGAAGAAACGATCAAGGCGCTCGGGCTTGCTACTAAAGCAGGCGAAACAAGTATTGACGCATGGAAGCGCGCCGCTGACGGATTGTATGCTGATGGGGTGCGCCTTGATATGCTAGTGGATACCGCGTCAAGCTTCGATGCTGCGGTGCAAAAAACTGTGCAGGACGCAATAATCAGCAACATGAGGGGAGAAAGAACGGCATTCCTGTTGAATACGGAAAGTAAGTACCTAACATCCGGCGACGACAAAGACCTGAAAAAGCTGGCGGCGAACCGACTCAAAGAACATATGCGCGCAATCCGCAAGTATCTTAAATCGCATGAGGAGTCTGAAACACGCCAACCAGTAGCAAGGCTTACCCTGAGCGAGTCGGTCGGTCGGCTGTTGCAAGAAGCGATGGACATCCTGAGCAAGGATCAACCAGCGAAGCTTTGCGACCTTAAAATAGCGGATTCAATTGTCGCAATCCGGGCTTGCAAGGCGCAGATTGCGGGGTTCAAAGTAATGCCCTAGCCTTCCGGGAATTTTAGACCGCCTTCGGGCGGTTTTTTTTCGCCCAGCTTTTTTGCCGCCTTCGGGCGGTTTTTTGTTTGTCAATAGGCGGCAGCGCCCACTTTTTAGTTTTGGGTCGATACCAGTTCTCAGAGACGGGAGAGTCCTTTTTGTTTTCGGATTGGTGGGCAATACCACGGGTTGACGCGAAGGTTTTTTCCTTAAGGTAGTTTAAATCCGAGGGTTCGGAAAAAGATAGTTTAGAAAATGATGCTCTGAATTAAACATGAATAAGCCGTTTTACTAAGTGAGTTTAATTCCGAACCCTCGAAAAAAGATTTTTTAGGTATTATTCCGGATTGTCAAATAAAAAGCTCGAAAAACGCGTTTTTTTGATGTCGTAAGTAATTGATTCTAGGTATTGTTCCATTTGTTCCATGAGGTTTTACAGTCGAAGTACGTTTTAAACCTTTGATAATAAAGGAATCGCGGGTAATGTTCTAAAGTTCTACGGAAAAGGACACCCCGTCGGGAAAAAGCGAGGTAACGCAGCAAGTGCAACATTCCTAATATTCCTTACCGCACCAAAGTTCCAAAAAAACCCCAGCCTATATATATATATAAAGAATATTAGAATAATAGGGGGCTGTGGATAACTTTGAACATTTAAATACCTTATGCTTCAATAGCTTACAAGCGTTTGTGTTACAGTTTGAATTATTCTATTGCTCAGGAACATTATAGAATAAATGGAATAATACCGTTTATCAAGGACTTACAACAACATGCCTCTTTTTTAAGCGCCTAAATCTTGCCCCTCCAAACTGTGCCCGAAATGCCCCTAAAACGCTATCCTTGTTTCTTCTGCCAAAACTTTCCTAATCTCATCCCCAGAAAACTTGACTTAGAAACCTATCTGTGTTACACTATAGGTATGGTATGGGAATAACCCCTCACCAACTAAACAAGGAATCGAGATGACATGCAAACTATGTACGTGGTGCGGGGCTGACGTCAGCCTATCGCGTTGGGACTTGGGTTATCGCGTCTGCTTAGTATGTGGGGAGGAGCAAGCCCGACAGGAACGAGCGGACTGGTGCATAGCACCCATGCACAAGAGCAACTATGTGCTAATAACTAACCACGACGATTTAATCGGACTTAACAACAAGGGGGGGCTGGTGAGATGACCACAACAAAGCTAACCCGAGTAATCGTAACCCCTAGCCTAGGTTGGCCGTGGGGTAAGGCTATCAAGCAACCAATGCCACAGATACCTGCGGCACCATACTAAGGAGAAGCGAAATGACTAAGACGAAAGCAGCAATAAACAAAGCAGATGCGGATACCGTGAATGCACTGCTGGCCGACGAGAAAACCATATTGTGGGTAGCCCTGAACCGGCTGGTGAACGCTGTATTGAAGCGGGGGGGCAACCTCAGCGACCTAGAAGAACTGCTGGACGAGGCGGTCGATGTGCTGGCCGACACCAAACCAATAGTAAAGAAGGAGAAATAACATGGGCTGGGGGAACAACAACGGTAGCAGTGCCCTGTATGCCTTACCGTCATTTAGTACATATGCGGAGGCTAAGAGGCAGTACGACAACACTAAAGAAATACGGGGGTCAAACAACATACGCCCACTAGGACTGCGGAGGGCGGGGCACAGCATGAGCATAGTCAGCTCACAAAAATACATAGCAGCCAAGCTCTACCAAACCGAGTGTGTCAGGTGGATGGAGCCTGAAGGGGGAGAGCAAGTGCTAACTATAGGTGTGGATAAGTGGCACTCCGCGACAACCGCTGCATTTATTGACCAAGTGCTGCCAAGGGGCTTACGGGCTACGAGGGAGAGGATGAAGGTGCGGGTCAATGGGCTGATAGTTGGCGATGAGCACAGCATGGAGTGGCGCTGCGCGGACGGGGTGTGGACAGTGAAGGACATAGACAGCTACCGTGAGTACACACACAAGCTCAACATGCCCGTGGTCAACGCTCTGAAGAAGCAGCACAAGGCGTTCAGGGTGTGGCTGAAGGGGATGCTTAACCTCACAGAAGGTAGGTTCAATGAGGGTGAGGCGCTAACTGCACTGCGGGTGTTACGGGGGTACGTCCTAAAGAATAATTCAACATCAACCCCACTACCGCTGGCACATACCCTGCTGGGCAACAAAGACCCGTACATCAAGACGCAGTTCATGGACTTGATAAACGCAGCCGACAGTGACCCAGATAAGTATGCCAAGTGGATGCAAGCTGCGCAGTGGGTGGCCCTGACGATGGGGGTGAAGCTGTGGGGGGCTAACGCGGGACAGGTGCTCTTAACAAACGGGCTAAAGGCATTTGACAAGGTGCTGCTGGCACTGCATGCGGAGGCTACGCTCATAAAGACACCACTGCCGCTGGGCAAGGTGAAGAAGGATACCTACGCTAAGTGGGTCTGAGAGCCTGAAAGCTTGACTTAGAACCCTACTTGTGGTACAATGTAGTCTGTAGTGAGAGAACAACCCGTAACACAACAACCATAAAAGGACATAGAACCAAATGGCACAAATTAACTTCGGCACTTCGGTGTCTCTCAAGCAAGCAGCCAACCTCATAGCATCGACGCCCACAGTGCGGTTCTATCTGCGCGGGGAACCGGGCATCGGCAAGACTATGCTGCTGGCAACACTAAAGAAGCTCCTGCCACGGCATGAGATGGTGTACATCGACGTGCCTAACCTTGACCTTGGCGACGTATCAATGCCTGTCATCGACCGTGATACCAAGACGACAACGTATTACCCCAACGCACGGTTCGGGATACACACAGGCAAACCCGTATGCATTCTGCTAGATGAGTACAGCAAAGGGGCCGACCCGGTTAAGAACATGCTGCACCCCATGCTTAACGAGGGGCGGCTTGGCGACACTATGCTGCACCCCGACACTATTGTGTTCATGACGGGCAACCTGAGTTCAGATGGAGTGGGCGATACGATGAAGGCCCACAGTAAGAACAGGGTTACTACCTTGACCGTGAGGAAGCCCAGCGCAGAGGAGTGGATAGGGTGGGGCATCGACAACGAGGTAGAGCCTACGATGCTTGCGTTTGCTAGAGAGTTCCAAGAGATATTCGCAAGCTACACAGAGCCGTCGGCAAGTGAGAACCCGTACATCTACCATCCAAAGAAGCAGCAAGATGCGTTCGTCAGCCCCCGCTCTTTGTACAAAGCAAGCGACATCGTCAAAGCAAGGAGCAACCTCGATGCCGAGTCCGTCGTAGCTGCGCTGTCTGGCACATGTGGGGAGTCATTCGCTAGGGCGTTCCATGCCTATCTGGAGTTCAGCGACCAGCTTCCATCCAAGGACTACGTGCTGGCTAACCCCAAGACCGCACCTGTACCGGTGAGTCCAGCAGCACAGAGCATCATCATGTTCGGTGGCATCTCATGGGTAGACAAGGACACCATGACTCCGTTTATGGAGTACATCGAACGGTTCCCTGCTGAATGGCAAGCAGTATTCTGTATTAACCTAGCCAAGAGTTCCAAGCAGAGTATGGCATTCCAGAACCGCAAGTTCAGCGAATGGGTTGCCAAGAATCAAGACCTTCTTTGATACATAAATAGGTGAAAGGAGCTTAAGGACATGGTAGACACGTCGCATAAAGAAGAGAGACGGTTGAGCCGCGCCATCATAGCGTTGATGAGGCAGAAGAAGTTTGCGTTTTACAGTGGCATCCTCATGTCGGGGCGCACGTATGTGGATGAAGACTTCCCCTCAGCGTACACAGATGGGCGCAACCGCAAGTTCGGACGGCAGTTCATTAAGGGGTTGAAGGACAAAGAGTTGGCGTTTGTTGTACTGCATGAGGCTATGCACGACCTGTACATGCACCTAACTATATGGCTGAAGCTATACAAGGAGAACCCGAGGCTGGCTAACTTGGCGTGTGACTACGTGATTAACGTGGAGTTGGTTGACCTTGACCCCCGCGAAGAACACATAGCCATACCACGCAAGAAAGATGGCGGCGTCATGGGTGCCCTCGACGTAAGGTTCCGTGGGATGAACAGCAAGCAAGTGTTCGACATCCTCAAGCAAGAAGGCGAGAGAAAGGGTAAGGGTGGGGATGGGTTCGATGAGCATGGATGGGAGGAAGCCCAAGGACGTAGCGATGAGGAGAAGAAGGAGATAGAGCGCGAGATACAGAGCGCCATACGTCAGGGCTTGATGGCTGCTAAGAAAGCAGGGGTTGGTGCGGGTGGTCTTAGCATTGAGTTGCAGGGCTTGCTTGCTCCGCAAGTAGATTGGCGTGAAGAGTTGCGGGAGTTCGTCAAGGCAACGTGCCGTGCGCCAGATGTGAGTAGTTGGCGTAGACCTAACCGCAGGTTCCTCGCAGGTGGTGGGGATGGCATGGATACCTACATGCCTAGCCTGATAGGTGAAACCGTAGGGCATCTAGTTATTGGTGTGGATACATCGGGGTCTATTGGGGCAGAGGACATAGCTAAGTTTCTCAGCGAGGTTAAGTCCATAGCCGACGATGTTAGGCCGTCGAAGGTAGACCTGTTGTATTGGGACACAGCAGTAGCCCAGCATGAGGAGTACGACGCAAGTAACTTGGGCGACTTGGTTAACTCCACTAAACCTAAAGGTGGGGGAGGCACGGCACCCTGCTGCGTTACTGACTGGTTGGGTAGTAAGCAGTTGGTTCCCGAATGCACAATCATGCTGACAGATGGGTATGTGGGTGGTGACTGGGGTGCCAACTGGCCGAGTCCTGTGCTGTGGTGCATCGTGGGTGGTAGCGCCAGCACAGTTGCAGCTACTGGCAAGACAGTTCATGTGGCTTAACCTTAAACAACTTATTGACAAAGTAAAGAATAGGAGTATCATGAAAGCCGAGAAAGACAAGCTGAGTAACGAGGACGAAGCAATGGTGGTGCTGAAGTTTGGTTATGCCCATTACGTTCTACCAGCGGACAAGGCGCTAACCGTGCTGATTGCCATGAACAACGCCCAGCTATACGAGAAACATACGGACTACAAGAGTAATTCAGTGACCCACCATGTATGGGAGGAGTCGGGGATTGGTTCGGTCGAAACGATTTCGCGTGAACTGTATCTATGCGCGAAGCTTGCTGGCAAACGAGAATCTAACTAACCAACTAGGGGAAACTTATGAGCATCTCATCATCCGCAGTTATGTGTGACCTGTCTATATCCGTATGGACAGCGCGTAAGTTGGACAAGAAGGTATCCGAGGAAGTAGATACGATGAAGGGTACAACTGTCCGTGCAGGTAACTACTCCAAGAATCTGCTGGCTGGTAGCGTGTCTTTGGACAACATCGTCAAGCACGCATCAAGCACACGGCTGTGGAACATACAGCAGACGCTACCGTGGTCAGATACGGGCACGCGCTTGTTACCGACTATGAATTTCATGGGGCATAAAACTGGTATCAATGACCGCCGCAATGAATTCAACGCGC